AGACAGGTAAAAGACCTGTTCCACATTGACCGATGCCGCTCGTGAGCGACATAGGACTTGGGATGTAACCCAAGCTGGGAGGGGAGAAACCCCCATTTCTTTCCGATTCGTGAGCGGATAAAAGCATCCGTCCACACAATTGAGCCGGCGACTGCCTTTGCGGCATGCAGCATCCCGGCATAATCGGTCAGAAAACCACCTCTCCGCAGGTGACGTATCTCACGCCACCTGCCCCCTCTGCCTCTTAGAAACCCAGTCGAGTTGATCTCTGCAATGGTTTCGGATCGGATCGTCTTCAGATCGTTCATCATGTACCCGCTAGGGTAATCTGAGACTTCGAGATAACGGTTGGCCGACACAAGGGTGTCGTCGCCGTTAACAAGGACATTGCCTTCTTCTCCGCGCAGCGCCCAAAGCGCTGCCAGATAAGAGTGAAGACAAAGGAGGGGAAAGGAGAGGTAGCTCCCCATCATCTGCCCATGCGATACTTCCTTCTCCTCTCCGGCACAATCAACAAGTGGCCGGAGTGACTGAAACGCGCGAACGCGGATCGGTCCTGGAATACGACTCTTACGAAGTAAAGAGCCAAGTATCGCTTCTGTCACATCAAGTGACAGGTTGTCTGTAGCGGCTACCAGATCAACCGAGGTCTGGTAACGGTAAACACAGGCAGATGATATTTTCGCCTCCGTAGGTGGTCCGACAAGGCGCCAACTCTGTCGCATCAAATGCGATTCGATGACTTTGTGCAATGGTGCTAGAATCTCTGTAGTCTCGTCGTAAATTACGAGAGGCCTGCACTTTCCAGCACTCATCACTTCCTTGTACCGGGCTCTGACTGGTTGATCGATCGGAACTGATCGGCCCTTCAGGCACTGCCTACGGAAATCTTTTCCCTTTCCAGCGAACCATAGATCCGCGCGCCTGGCGGTCATACGGGCTGTAGGGTTGGGTACATGAGACCAAACAAAATTCTCATAATTCCGATCCCAACCATAAGGAAAGATTTGAGATACCTTCTCGCGGACGAACCGCAGGTACTCAGGCGAAGAGGAGGGGGGTAAGGAGAACGCGTTCTGCTCCCAAGCAGGACGCGCGGAGGGCGTATGCTGACTGCAACCTCGGGGGAGGTTGCGTTTAATTGACGCGACGGAATGGGCAAATTCCCA